TCATTGCAACAAATGGAAGCACTACGTTTACATTGTCAACTAGTTCAGGTGGTGCTGCTGTAACTACAACTGCAGGTACACCTACAGGCTTGACATATACAGTACCATACAACGATGCAGAAGACGTTATAACTGCTTGGACTGCTCAAGCTATACCTTATACTAGTATAGAACTAAATTCTGCAGGAGCGTTAGTTATTACTCATACTGCTGGCGGAGTAATACAAATTACTGATGATGAAGGATTCTTAGCTACTGCTGGCTTTGTAGCAGGCACAACCGATTACGTTAAACAAGGTGCCGTTTCATCCATTACGTACACGCCTGCTGTTACAGGTGGCGCCGGTACATCCGCAGTAATATCAGTTGGGGTTGCTTCTACTTATATAGTTAGTCCTGTAACTTTCTCTAATGCAGGTACAGGTTATGCAGTAGGAAATCAACTTACAGTTCTAGGTACTAATTTAGGCGGTGCTACCCCTGCTAATGATTTAGTAGTTGAAGTAACACAAGTAAGTGGTGCTGGCGCATTAGAAGGCATAACTTTTGTATCAGGAACTCCTAATGTTGTTTATACTTCATTACTATCTGACTGGATTGAAGCTGATCCTACTGCAAGCGCAACTGCATTAACTGAAGCTCCTGCTAATGGAACTGATTGGTTCTATAGCGTAGTAGATCAAGTTGATATCCTAGTAAATTACAACGGTGCTTGGAAGGGATATAAGAATCAGAATTACGATGCTAATGGCTTCCCTACACCATCAGGCGTAAACGCAACTGATCCTAACGGTCCTATCGTAAGTGCTAGTGCGCCTACTCTACAATCAGACGGTACAGCATTAGTATACGGTGATCTTTGGATTGATACAAGTGATTTAGAAAACTATCCTATTATTAATCGTTGGCAGAGTGTTAGTAGCGTGGATCAATGGGTAAGAATTGATAACACTGATCAAGTTAATCCAGATGGTGTATTATTTGCTGATGCACGTTGGGCAACTAACGCAACAACAAATCCAGCTACTGATGATATTCCAACAATTGTTAGCTTGCTTTCTAGTAACTATCTTGACTTAGACGCACCTGATGATAGTTTATATCCAACAGGTATGTTGTTGTTTAATACTCGTCGTTCTGGTTATAACGTTAAAGAGTTTATAACTAATTACTTTAATGCTACTACTTTCCCTGATCAAGCATTACCAACAGAAAAAGATGCTTGGGTATCAGTATCTGGTTTACAATCTAACGGTTCTCCATACATGGGGCGTAAAGCACAAAGAGCAATGGTAGTTCAGGCATTAAGATCAGCTATTGATACTAATACTGCTATTAGAGATGAAGATAACTTCTTTAACTTGATTGCTACACCTAACTATCCTGAATTACAGTCAAATATGATTGTATTAAACGCAGATAGAGGAGAAACTGGATTTATTATTGGTGATACACCATTAAGATTACCAGAAACAGCTACTGCAATTCAAGCATGGGCTACTAACGCAGCCGGCGCAACTTCTACTGGTGACGAAGGTTTAGTAACTAGAAGCACTTATATGGGTCTATTCTATCCAAGCGGATTAGCAAATGACTTGTCAGGTAATGAAGTAGTAGTTCCAGCATCACATATGATGATAAGAACTATTCTGCGTAATGACTCTGTAGCTTATCCTTGGTTTGCTCCTGCAGGAACAAGAAGAGGTGTTATTGACAACGCATTAAGTATCGGTTATTTAGATGCTCAAACAGGTGAATTCCAACCCACTAAAACTAGAGTTGGAATCAGAGATGTGTTATACACAAACTTTATCAACCCTCTAGTGTTCTTTACTGGTAATGGATTGTTAAACTATGGTAACAAGTCAAGCTTTGATTCACAAAGCGCCCTTGACAGAATTAACGTAGCAAGATTGGTAGCATATATTCGTCGCCAGCTAACATTAGCAGCAAGACCGTTTGTATTCGAACCTAATGATGCGTTAACTAGACAACAAATATCAGGGGTAGTTCAAACATTATTAGTTGATTTAGTAGCTAAAAGAGGATTGTATGATTACTTGGTAGTATGTGACGAAAGTAACAATACTCCAGCTCGTATAGATAGAAATGAACTTTGGATAGATGTAGCAATTGAACCAGTGAAAGCTGCTGAATTTATCTACATTCCAGTTCGTATCTTGAATACAGGTGAGTTATCAGGCGCATAAAAGGTAGTTTTAATGGGGAGGAATCCTCCCCATTAAAAAGATAAATATATACATGATGGTCAAAAGACCTAAGGAGAAATAAAAAATGACAGAATATAATAGCAAAACATTTTATGTTTATGCATATATTCGCATTGACGGTTCTCCTTATTATATAGGTAAAGGCTCAAGAACCCGAGCTTGGATAAAAGGAAAAGGCGAAGTCTATCCCCCTAAGGATAAAAACAGAATAGTGATATGCGAATCTAACCTAACCGACGTAGGGTCTTTAGCTATAGAAAGAAGACTTATTCGTTGGTATGGTAGAAAAGATAATAACACAGGGATTCTACGTAACAAAACCGATGGCGGTGACGGATGTGCTGGCGTTGTTAGATCAGCAGAATTTTGCGCAGCACAGAGTTTGCGCTCTCGCGGCAAAAAAATAAAAAAACACTCCAATGAGACTAACTTAGCCAAGAGTAGAAGACAGAAAGGTAAAAAACCTACTCTAGAAGTAATAGAAAAGAGGGCAGAAGCTAGGCGCGGAATTCTTATGACGGAAAAACAAAAAGAACATTTAAGCAAGGTTAAAACTGGAGTTCCTAGATCAAAAGAATCTTGCATAAAACAAAGTATTACGATGACTGGTAAGAAAAGACCAGATCATTCAATTGCATTGATGGGTAAAAGCAGACCAACTGTTATATGTCCCTATTGTGATAAAATGGGCGGCATTAACAATATGTCTAGATGGCATTTTGATAACTGCAAAAACAAACTAAATATGGTCAAAGGACCAGAGGAGAAATAAAGGTGGCAACAGCTAGTAATTCACTTTTTAATATGACAGTAGCATCTGATAACGCAGGTGGTAACCAAGGCTTGTTGATGCCAAAACTACAATATCGTTTCAGGGTTAACTTCTTGAACTTTGGTGTTGATGTAGATGGCGGATTAAGCTTAACAAAACAAGTAATAGATTGTTCTAGACCTCAGGTAAACTTTCCTGATATTACTATTCCAGTATACAACTCTACAATTTACTTAGCAGGAAAACATGCTTGGTCACCTATGTCAATTAACATTCGTGATGATGCTTCAGGAAGTGTAGCAAAAGCAGTAGGACAGCAAATTCAGAAGCAATTAGATTTCGTAGAACAAGCGTCTGCTGCATCTGGTCAAGATTATAAGTTTCAAACTAATGTAGAGGTACTAGACGGCGGAAACGGAACTGCTGCCCCAGTAGTACTAGAAACATGGGAACTATACGGATGTTTCTTGCAAACTGCTAACTACAACCTTTTGAACTATGCAACAAGCGAGGTAGCAACAGTTTCATTATCTATTCGTTTTGATAATGCTATTCAATCACAGGGCGGAAGCTTAGGCTCTGCTGGTGTTGGTCAGCGTATTGGTAGAATTGCTGCTGATGCTGCTGCTCAAGGCATTGCCACAGGTATAGGTTCAAATACACCTAGTGTATAATACTTTAGGTAGTTTATAAATGTCTGGATTTTTTCAGGATTTACTAAGTGGCGCTGTCGGAGGATTCTTCGGCAGTGACTACCTTAGAGATTACAATCATGCTTCTAAGACATTTAGACCAAACTCCTATTCCAGCGCACCCAAATTAAAATTTCTATTTCATACTTACTTTGAAATAAATCAAGAAATTTATAGCGCAGGTGTTGATAGCAGGCAAAACTATGGGTTATTAGTTAAAGACATTAAATTACCTAACTATCAGTTTGATACAACTACGCTTAACCAATATAATAGAAAAAGAATTATACAAACTAAAATAAAATATGATCCGATTACTATAACATTTCACGATGATAATGCTAGTCAAGCTACTAAATTATGGGAAGCTTATTATAGATATAATTATCGTGATGGTAGTAAACCAGGAGTAGTTTTCTCAGGAAATAGAGGAAATCCATCCGGGGGTGATACTAGTTATAATACTAGAAATATATACGAATCAGAAATAACTAGTTCAGACTGGGGATATATCGGAGATACGTTTGCCGGTTCAGATAGAAAAGTTCCTTTCTTTAAAAATATAACCGTATTTGGATTTTATCAGCATAACTTTACTGCATACACGTTAATCAATCCTATCATTACTAGTTTTGCACACGACACTTATAGTTATAGTGAAGGTACTGGTATTATGCAAAACACTATGTCTATTGATTATGAAACTGTAGTTTATAATTATGGTGCTATTGATGGTACCAATCCTAATAATATCGTTACTGGATTTGGTAATGAAGAAACGTATGATAGAAGACGCAGCCCTATAGCACTACCTAATTCTAATGCTAAAATTCTAGGCCCTGGCGGCTTATTAGATTCAGCAGGTGGAACACTAGAAGCACTAGGAAGTGGAAATATTTTAGGTGCTATTAAGACTGCAGGTTCTGCTTATTATACATTTAAAGATCGTGACTTGAAACAAAATGCTAAACAAGAATTATTAAATGGTGTATCATCTGCTCTTACTAATCCTAATGTTACTAGAAATATCGGAGCATTTTTTCAAAAAGTTGGTTCTACTGCTGCTATAACAGGAACAGCAGGCGCCCCTACATCTGGTGCCACAACATATGCTGCGGTTAATACACGAGAAGGTATAACTAGAGCTCCTATTCCTGCAGGCGGGCAAGTAACATCAGATCCTAATAATTAGGAACTTCAATTACTAGAAGAAGTTTTTAATATTACCTATTGACTAAATAGTATTATGCCCACAATAATTGACAATCAACGAAGTACTGACAGAACTATAGAAATCTTTGATAATTTCTATAACACTAAGCTTGCAATAAACGCCAGCGATTTTGATATTGTTTTTTCATTTTTTAAATCAACAGCAGACAATGATACGATTGCTGGAAACTTTACTTCAAGTCTTTTTAGAATATCACAAGAAGCAGACATACCTGTATTAGATTTATTAAATCAATTAAGGGGTCTGCCTAATAAACTTGAAATGAATAAAGTTATATGTTACTTTTTGAATAGCTTTAAATCAAATACTTCATTATATGGTGTAAGCGTTATTGCTAGACCAAATCAACTTGCTGCTAGAAATGTAGTCCAATAATGGCTAAATGGGCACAAGGTCAATATATTCCAAAAAACCCCGACAAATATATAGGTAAGCATACACCAAAATATCGGTCTGGATGGGAATTACGAGTCATGATGTTCTTGGATGAAAATAAACATATTTTAAAATGGGCTAGTGAAGCTATCGCTATTCCTTATATAAATCCTCTTACTGGTAAACGAGCAAATTACATACCTGATTTTTTCGTAATGTATGAAAACAAGCATCATAAAACTAATGCAGAAATAATAGAAGTAAAACCAAAAAGTCAAACTTCATTACAAGAAGCTAAATCAAAACACGATAAATTACATGCGATAGTAAATCAAGCTAAATTTGCTGCTGCTATGGCTTATTGTAGACAAAATGGATTTGTATTTAGAGTAGTAAGTGAAGATTCTATATTCATGAACACTACCAGTAAAAAAGGAAAAAGATAATTATTTTTAATAAATAGTTATATGACTAAAAAACTACGAGACCTTTTTGAATTACCTGAATTACCTGAAGACTCTGACGTTTCAGATACTGATTTATCAGAACCTATTTTTGAACAAGCACAAGAAATAACTGAAACCGCCTATTCTAATTTAGAAAAGATTGAAGCTGCATTACCTCAAGTAAGAGGCTTAGAATCAACAGATAATGAATTAGATGAACTTGCACGACTAGCAACTGACAGTTTTAGAGACTTAACAGATTTAGGTATGCAAGTAGAATCTAGATTTTCTAGTGAAATCTTTTCTGCTGCAGGAACAATGTTAGGTCATGCGATTACTGCAAAAACTGCTAAGATAAACAAAAAGCTTAAAATGATTGAGTTACAGCTAAAGAAAGCACAGCTAGATCAAAAACTACAAGCTAAAACCGAAGAAATAGATAATACTCCCATTGGTGAAGGTAAAACATTAGATAGAAACGAACTACTAAAGCTTTATGCCAACAAAGACTAGTGAGTTTTTAGAATATAAAGATAAATAATAATATTGATATTTAAGGATAAACCATGCGCAGTTTAAAACAATACATAATGGAATCTATACATACTTACGATTGTACTATAAAAATCGTAGGTGAAATAGATGATAAACTAATGGATTTATTCAAGTATAACTTGAATAAATTTGATCCTATAGAAATTACTGGACCAACCACAACTCCGATTCAAAAATCACCATATGGTTTTCCGAACGTAGAAAATCAGTCAGTGAACATAATCAAAGCTAAGTTCAGATATCCA